CGCCTCATGGCCAGCTCGCCGCCCGCCTCTAGGGCAGCAAGGATCTGGGAGTACGGCCGTTCGAGGCGGGGTACTACCAGGTCGAGACACGCCCTCACCCGGGCGAGGGTGGTGACGTCGAGACGCGGCAGCACCCGGGCGAGGGTGGTGTTGTCGAGACGCGGCAGCACCCGGGCGAGGGTGGTGTTGTCGAGGTACGCCATCACCTGGGCGAGGGTGGTGACGTCGAGACGCGGCAGCACCTGGACGAGGCGCAGATCGTCGAGACGCGGCAGCACCCGGGCGAGGGTGGTGTTGTCGAGACGCGGCAGCACCTGGGCGAGGGTGGTGACGTCGAGACGCGGCAGCACCTGGGCGAGGGTGGTGACGTCGAGACACGGCAGCACCTGGGTGAGGGTGGTGTTGTCGATCGAATACAAATCCCAGCTAGTGGGATCGCCGCCCAATAGAGTTTTCGCGTCCATCTTATTCTCCTCTTGGCCGCTCCTGCGGCCGGTTGTGTGGCTACTCGGCGAGCTGGGCGAGGCCGTGTCGGATTTTGCAGCTCGCAACGCGCAGCGCCGCCAGAAAATCGTGCAGGTCGTCGACGTCGTCGCTGTGATGCACGAGGCGGTAGCGGCCGTCGTCTCGCAACTGGAGCGCGAAGCGAGCGTCGACGCTGACCCCGACCGACTCGTGGTAGGCGAATGCGTATCCCGCGGTCTGTAACGCCCACGCGGGCGACGGCGAGATTGGGAGCTTCACGTCGATCAGAGACATCCCGGCGGCGGGGAGCAGACCGACGAGATCGATCGTCCCCGCATAGCGGTACCTCGTCGAGACGCACGCGATCTCGACCTCCGCGGCGACGAACTGGCTCTCGTGCAGGAACGCCCGGAAGGCCTCGAGGCGAGGGAGCACCTCGGAGGGCACCGCCGCCAGATCGAGGACCTCTCCGTGAATGATCCGCTCGCAGTAGTGATGTGCCCATTTCCCGCGGTTCGCCGCGTTCTCGAGCACCAATCGCGGAATCCCGGTGAACTCCGAGAACCCCGCCAGATCGAGGACCTCGGTCACCGAGGGCACCCGGACGCCGCCAACTCGATATGCGCTCGTGTCTCGCTCGCCGGGAAATGGCGGGACGGTCGGCGCGTAGGCGGCGGGGCCGGGGAAGAGTTCGGAGAGCTCGGGCATGGGAACCTCGATGGGCCGGGCCGGACGTGATGGGCGTCCGACCCGGCCGGGGCGGGCGGCTAGAAATCCTCGAGCTCGACCGATCCATCGAGCACGCCCGCGAGGTCCGCGGCCGGGATCTGGTAGATCTCGCCGCCCTCCTCGAGTTGCACGAGCTCGTCGCCGCCGCCGTCCGTCCCGACGTGGGCGGGGAACTTCGCCTTCGCCTTCGCAGCGCGGCGCTTCGCAGCGCGGCGCTTGGGGGCGGGGGCGGGGGCGGGGGCGGGGCTCGACGGTCGCCTGGCGCGGACGCAATCGACGGCCTCACCCCCGAAATCCGTCTCCGCCTCGTAGAGCTCGATCTGCGATCCGATCCAGTCGTCCGTGTTCGTCGACCCGACGGCCTCCGCGATAGACGGGCACGCCTCCTTCGGGCCGGCAAGCCAGAATCGATCCGATCCGGCGAATTTGACGCAGAGCTTCACCCGGACCGATTCGTCGTCCCCCTTCATGACGCGCGGCTCGACGGCCGCGATCGTGTAGACCTGGGGCGCGTCGCGGAAATCGCGCGCCTTGAAACTCCTCGGAAACAAATCTCGAAATTCGGGCATGGGTCACTTCTCCTCTTCTGCGAGGCGCCGGGCCTCGCGAACAACAATGGAAGGCCCGGCGGTCACGTCACCAATCCCTATACCGTGCCGCCGGGCTACACCCAGCCGACCATCGGCCAGGGTGTCGAGATCGAGCACTCCACGATCCGCCGCGCACGAGACGCAGAGGCCGTGTGAATTGACCTCCCTGCCGTGCCGCTCGTCGTAGGGGAGATTCTGGACGCCGTAGACGCGATCGCAGTCCATGCAGACTGAGTTCCAGACCGTGACGGTGGGCGGGAAGAGGCGGCGCAACGCTCGGGCGAGCAGCGACTCGGCGTCCTGGAGCAGGATCGTGCGGCGGTTCATCGCGCGACCGCCTCCGCGGCTTCGCGGGCCTGGGTCCAGAACTGGGCGGGGGTGGGATTGGTCATGTCGGGCCTCCTGAGCAGAAGTTCCCGCCCTCTTCGGCCAGGTGCAGAGCGAGGTCGTGGAAGCGGTCGCGCTCTTCGCGCAGGTCGCCCATCTGTCGGTTGGCGAGGCAAAGGGTGCTTGTCACGGAATTGGCGCGAGCCAACTCGACGGCCATCCGCCTCCGCGTCTTGTCGTGCGCCTCGACCTCGGCCTCGAGCGCGGCCCGGGCGGTGGCCAGATCGGCGCGCGCCGCCTCGACCTCCCGGACGAGAGCGGTTTCGGACTTGGTCAGCGGGTGGCCGGCGAGAGAGGTGCGGTGGGGGATCATGACGCCTCGATCTCGGTGCCGCCCCACCAATAGGACGCCTCCCGCTCGTAGAGACCGACCTCGACGAGGTTCGCGATCGCGTCGCGGATCCGATCCTCCTCGTCCGGAGTCGGCAAGCTCCAGATCTCGTCAGGCGAGCGAATTGAAGTCGAAATCGCGTGAATCGCGTGGCCGACGACGCGCGAGGTTTCGCCGTCACGGCACCACTGCTCTAGCGCTTCGGGCGTCAAGCCCAGGTCGACGAGCCGAGGGTGATTGAGTCGGGGGGAAGGGGTGGGATTGGTCATGTCGGGCCTCCGTTGTGTTCGGGGATAGTGAACACTACGGATAGAGAACCGTCAAGACTAATGTTCGGGGAAACTGAACTAATTTGCCGGTAGGATAAAAAGTCTATGTAGACCGGCTATTTGGCGTCCCTGTCGCGAGTCGGGGATTTCTTCTCGGATTCCCGGAGGCGGTGGAGATCAACGGCGTCTCTCGCGCCCTTCATCGCCACGCGGTATTCGCGGGCGTCGATTTTCGAGAGCCATTGGATGTCAGCCTGTCCACATCGCGGTGCTTTGCCAGCATGCCTTCTTCCAGCACCCTGGAGACCGGGGTATCGATAGCCTCACAGAAGGCCAAGAACAGTGGCAACGAGAGATTGCCTCCGGTCAGAAGCGAAGCAGCCCGGTAGTGTCCTTCCCCTGAGGGCCAGACTCACGCCTCCTGCTCCACTGACCCATCCGCCCAGATCGAAGCTCTCACGGCGTCTGTAGCGGTCTGAATTGGCCCTTCGGCCAGGACAGCCGTGATCTCCCCGTCGACCTCCCAGGCGAAGCACTTCGAGGCTGTGGGATGGTCTGACAGCTCGAACACCAGCACTTCGCCTTCCCAGACCGTCTCGCCTTCGAACTGCTCGTGGACGGGCTCCCGTGTCAGGAGTTTGGAAGCAGCGCCGTGCATTGCGCGGATGGCGGCGATGAAATCAGGGAGAGGGGTCTGATTCATGGGATCAGCCAGCCGTAGGAACGATGTCATCGATCGGAAAGCCGATCGAAATTGGATCCCGATGCTCCCTTCGCGCCGCCTGAAACTCCTCGGCCTTGCAGACCAGAATGATACCATCGAGGACGTTGACAACTACGCGATTGATCGGACCATGAGCAGAAAGAAGCGTAACTGACTGACCTATCTCGATTTTTTGATCCATTCAATCATTATAATTCGACGATATCCGGGAGTAAACAAATAATCTCATCGAATCTAATTGCGGCACGTTCCGAGATACCATAATCTTAGGAACGTTCCGCAATTGGAGGATTCGAGATGGCAAACTCAGACGACTCGCCCGCCGCCGTATACGTCGCGTGGGGGACCTTCGAGAACGCGTTGAAACAGCTCTCCCAGGGCGTTCCCAACCGAATTGATCGCAGCGTCTTTCCGGGGCTTTCGGGCGGTGTTCAGACTCAATTGCTCGCCGGGTTCAAATTCCTTGGCATGATTGATGACGCCGGGAAGCCGTTGGAGGCGATGCATAGTGTCGCAGTCGCGGACGACGACGCTCGCAAGCGAGAGCTTCGAGCGATCATCGAATCTCGGTATTCGGACATTTTCGCTCTAGACCTCCTGAAGACAACGCCTGCCGAGTTGTCCGAGCGGATGGGTGAAGCGTATGGCGTCTCCGGCACAACGCGCACCAAAGCCGTGCGGTTCCTGATTACCTGCCTGGACTACGTGGGTGTCAAGGTTTCCCCGCTCCTGGCGAAGCCGCGGCCGGGGCCGAAAGCCGGAGCGGGATCGCCGCGAAAGAAGGCTGCTCGCAAGTCGGCAGCAAAGCGCAATCGAAACAACGATCGCATCAACGCTCAACCTGAGCAGCCGAGCGGCCCTTCCCAAACTATCGAGCTCAGCGGCGGCACAGTCACCCTTTCGGCCAGTCTCGATCTCTTCGCGCTTGACGCCGCTGACCGCGACTTCGTGTTCGGGCTCATCGACCAAATGCGCTCATATGAGTCGGCGCAAGGGGCGGATGAAGATCCCAACACCGACGAGGAGGAAGGCTCGTGAGGATACGCTGAGGCCGGTTGGGCGGCCGAGAGGAGAGCGGCACTTCGATCGTGCCTTGGCGGGTTACGTCGCGCCGCTCTCCACCCAACGCTCGGGGCGGCGGGATGGTTCCCAGGCCCGGCTCTACACCTTGGCCCTCTGGGGTTCGATTCCCCACCGTTCCACCTATTTGCCGGCGGCTTCGGTGAGAATCTTTCTCGCCCACGCCGAAAAGGATAGCCCAGCACTATCAGCCGCCATCCTCATTCTCTCGGCATCCTCAGACCGCACCCTGAGCGTCACGGTTTCCTGCCTCGATTCACCCGGGGCAAGCCTTGGTCTTCCCGGCGGCCGTTTCTTTTTTGCTGCCATGCCTTTTTTGTATCACATAAACCATTGACTGCCAACATTAAACGTAATACATTAATCTACATGGCACGACTCACCACCGACACAAAAGCCCAAATCCTTCGATGCCTTGTCGAAGGCAGCTCGATCCGCTCGACTGAGCGCATGACGGGTGCTCACCGCGACACGATCACCAAGGTGGTTGTCCAGACCGGCAAGGGCTGCGATCGGCTCTCGGAGGAGCATATCCGCCACGTCGAGTGCCGAGAGCTTCAGCTCGACGAGATTTGGGGGTTCGTCGGAAAGAAGCGGGCACGGGTCCAGAAGGACGACGACGAGCGAAAGGTCGGGGATTTCTGGACGTGGGTTGCCATGGATCCCGAATCAAAGCTTGTTCCCGCGCATCACGTCGGGAAGCGCACTCAGCCCGACGCGAACGCGCTGCTCAAGGTCGTCGCTCGACGGGTCGAGGGCCGCGTGCAGATCAGCACCGACAAGCTCGCCGCCTACAAGTTCGCGATCGCGGGCCAGCTCGGAAAGAACAACGTCGACTACGGCCGAATCGTAAAGCGCTTCCGCGTCGAAGACCTGGGTGAGCGTAGGTACAGCCCGCCCATGGTCGTCGGAGTCGACAAGGATAAGGTTTTCGGGAGCCCCGATCCCAGCCGGATTTCAACGTCTCACGTCGAACGCCAGAACCTCACCATGCGCATGGGAATGCGCCGCTTGACCCGGCTCACCAACGGCTTCTCGAAGAAGGCCGACAACCTGAAAGCGGCCGTTTCGCTGCACTTTGCGTACTACAACTTCGTGCGGAATCACAGCACGATTAAGACGACTCCGGCAATCGCTGCCGGAATTGCCGACCGTCAATGGCGGATCGATGACCTAGTCGAGGCCGGAGAAATTTACGGTCGATAGGACTTGTGATTGCCCCCGCCGCATGAGAGACTCTCTCCTCGGGGGAACTTGACTTGGCAAAATCTGTAGTCATTGATGCGCTTTCGGGACGTGAGATTCTCGCCGGGGAGGAAGAGCAGTCCGCCACACAACCGCTCGTCTTCTATCTAACTCAACGCATGGGATGGAATCCGCAACAGATCATCACGCGACCACAATGGCGTGTGCCGCGGACTCCATCCGGAGCGCGCCGAGAAGGGTTCCCAGTAGATATCGCGATCTTTGACTCGGTCGAGACGCGTGGTGACCCTGACCATGTTCAGATTCTTGTAGAGTGCAAAGCGCCTGACGAGACAGAAGGAATTGGTCAGCTAAAGACATACCTATCGCTTGAACCTGAAGCCCGGCTCGGAATCTGGTTCAACGGCGCGTCTCATCGGCTTGTCTACAAAACCCGTGATGGATTCGAGGTCAACGACTACGCACCCATCCCTCGCCCGACAGATCCCCTTGCTCCAACCGAGACCGATAAGCCGCTTCATTACTCTGACCTGATCCCGCCGCCCAATCTTGGCGAAATATTCCGACGGCTCCGCGACTACATCGCTGCCCAGGACACCCACGTTAATCGGGATGAGTTCATTCTCAACGACCTTGCGAATCTACTGATATGCAAGATTGTCGACGAGCAGCATGGTGAGTTGGAGCCGGAACGTTCGCTCGCCTTTCAGCTTGGTCGATCTCGCCCAAATACAGGCGAGGCCATACGTGTATTTTTCGAGGATGTAAAGAGTCGCCTAAGCTCTGTTTTCACTGACGAGACGGATAGATTTCACGTTGATGATGCGAGCATCGAGACAGTCGTTCGGACACTTCAACCGTATCGGCTCCTTGGCCATGATCGACAAGCAGTCGGAACGGCATTCCAGATTCTTCGCGGCAGAGCCCTCAAGGGTGAGGAAGGTGCCTACTTCACCCCGCCACCAATCGTGGACTGCGTGGTTTCCATTCTCGACCCGGACCACAAATCACGAGTCATCGACCCAGCGTGCGGTACTGGTGGCTTCCTTGCAGCGTCCCTCGACCATGTATTCAAGGGAATCGACGAACGTGAGCACTTGTCCGCCGACGCGAAGGACAAGGCGAAGCGGCAATGGGCTCAAGAAAGCTTGATGGCCGCGGACAAGGATGTGGTATCGACAAAGCTTTGCAAGGCGTACCTCACGCTTCTTGGAGACGGTCGCTCTCACGTCTACCGTGCGAACATGATCGACCGCGGTGATTGGCCCGATCGGAGCGACGATCTCGAGGGGGCCGTTAAATCCGCCGCGTTCGATCTTGTCATGACCAATCCTCCTTTCGGAAAGAATCTTAAAGTCGGTGTGGAAGTTGGACGGTCGGAGAAATTGCAGACGTGCCGTCGGTGGAGACTTGAAGGCAAGCACTGGAAGCCGAGCGAGGATGTAGTCGAACAGCAACTCGGACTGGCCTTCTTCGAACGTGACCTGGAACTCCTAAAGCCCGGTGGTCGCATGGCCATCGTCCTTCCGGAAACTTTCCTCTTCTCTAAGACGTTTAGATGGTTTGTCGATTGGGTGTGCCGCGATATGACCGTTACCCACGTGGTAGATGTTCCAATGGTTGCATTCGAGGAGTTCTGCCGCGCCAAAACCTGTCTAATGTTCGTGACCAAAAGCACTCCGCCGAAGGGCCACCAAATTATCATGAGCTTCCCCCGGACCATCGGCCAAGACAGGAAGGGAAATCTTCTCAAGAGGGTGAACGAGTCTGGTCAGCGCACCGGCGAACTAGACAATGAGATGGCGGAGGCTGTCAAGGAGATCGTCGCGGCTGAGTACCGCGGGAAGGAGAAAGCAAAGGCAGCGCCAGGGAATGCACGATTTCGCTTTCTGGTTCCTCAGGAAAAGGCAAGGAAGCGGGGCGTCTTAGTTCCTAGATTCTGGTGGCGGAAGGATTCAGAGAAGGCAGTGCGAGCGTGGGGCAATAAGCACCCGTCAGAGATTGTGACTCTCGGCGACCTGTCCGATCGTGGGATCGTCGCTACCTACGGGGGGCACGGCTCGCCGCCTGGAAATGCGCGGGCTACTGGAGCAATTCCCTACGTGAAGGTCACAGACCTCAAGAACTGGCGAATCAACGAGAATCCGACGAACTTCGTTCATGAAAGCGTGGCCGACGAGAAAAAGCGTGGCGGTCCGGAGCTTCACTACGGCGACTTGGTCTCGCCAGCCAGAGCCTCTTCAAACATTGGTCAGTTCTCCCTCGTGCTCCCATGGCAGACGAATATTCTGTTGACCAAGGAGGTACTTGTCATCCGGGTGTTAGAGAACGAGGAAGGCATCACGCCGTTCTTGTTACTCGCTCTCATGTCACTCAAGGTGGTGCAGGAGCAGTATCCAACCTTGACGTTGATGCAGACGAACCGAGAGCACCTGGGAGACCATTGGCGAGAGGTTCGAGTTCCCTTACCGCAGTCTCCTGAAGATCGGAGGAAAATTGCCGACCCAGTTCAGAAGTACTTTGAGGCGATCGTAGAAGCACGCCAGTCATGGGACGAGCTAACGGGAATATTGGAACCCGACTCCTTCGGCACGCGGCCGTAGGCTTTATGATGCCCTCAGGGGAAGGACACTACCAGCAGCCCCATCATCGGGTCATGCAACGTTCAGCCACACCGTTCGTGGGCTTGACGGGATCGCGGATTGCGTGTTCACTATCCCCGAACCCTCGGAGGCAACGTGAAAAACGATCTACACCCGCTCGTCATCTACGGCGATTCGCACGACCTGGCGCGTCGCCAGACTGCCGCAGCGTTCAGGATCGGCTACGGCACGTTCCGCCAGATCGTCTCGGGGCACACCGGCGTCTCGTGGCAGCGAGCCGAGGAATGGGAGCGGGTTTCGGGAGGGGAGATTGAGGCCGCGGACGTCATGCGCTGGCAAGAGCGCAACCGGAAATCCACCGAGGACGCAGCGGCGTGAGGGGTGAGAGTGGAACGGCTGACGAAAGATCAAGCGCTCGAGATGCTCGCGGCTGACCGCGCGGCGGGCATTGTGCGGACGCAGCGCGACTATCGAGGGCGCTGGGGACGATCGATCAGCACCGTGAATTCATGGTGCCGGTCCGCCGAACACGAGCCGAACACGAGCCGAACACGGTGCCGAACACGAGCCGAACACGGTGCCGAACACGAGCCGAACACGGTGCCGAACACGAGCCGAACACGGTGCCGAACACGAGCCGAACACGAGCCGAACACGAGCCGAACACGAGCCGAACACGGTGCCGAACACGCCGAACACGGTGCCGAACAAGCCGAACAGATATCCGAGATTCTCGCCCTCGCGCGCTTCTTAGCTTCTTCTATCTCATTGTTATTAAAAGAGAAGAACCCTCCTTCGCTTCGCTCAGGAGGGAGCGAAGGTGCCGAACACCCGAACACCGAACAAGCCGAACAAGCCGAACACGGTGCCGAACACGGTGCCGAACATGGTGCCGAACACGGTGCCGAACACGGTGCCGAACACGGTGCCGAACACGCCGAACAGCCGAACAGCCGAACACTGACCGCACAAGGGACCCTGATCCCGCTGATTCCTCGCGATCGCCTCGCTCCTCCAGGCCCGTCTTCGCCGCTCCTCAATCTCTTGAACGGTTCGCCGCCGCCTCGACTCGACGGGACGCGCGCCTCAACGCCGACGGAATGGCTCGACGAGAACTGGCCCGTGATCGCAGCGACCGTCGAAGCCGAGGACCAGGAGCTCGAGGACAAGGCCTTCTCCGCCAAAGCCAAGGTCGTCATGCTGCGGTGGTGGAACAACCGCAAGCCGATCAAGGTCGCGCCGACCGCCTCCGCTCGCGGCGTCTTCGATTGGGAGTCCGCCTCCGAGGAGGTGAAAAACCGAGGAGTCCGCACATGACTAACGTCGCCGAGTTCCCCGCGACCCACCGTTCCGCGTGGAACGAAACTCAGGACGACAACCAACAATTCCGAGAGTGGCTCGAAAAGCGCCTCTCTCCGCTCGCGATTGAGATCGCCATGCGTGGCTACGGCGTGCCGGAACGATTCCGGCTCCTCGAGGTGCAGGCGGATCTGATACCGCGGCAAGCGCACGCGTGGCTACGCCTGGCCGACCGAGGCGCGTCGATGATCCTCGCCGGGCGTCCAGGGTCCGGCAAGAGCGTGACGGCCTACTGGTGCTTGCGGGAGCTGTACCTGAGTCGCAGCCGGGCAGGGCGCGGCGTCCCGACGGCCGCGGTGATCAAGTGCGCCGACCTCTACGAGTCGGTGTTCGCGAAGCAACGTCGCCTCCCTGATCTCGCTGAGTCTGTCGATGCTCTCGTGCTCGACGATTGGGGGACGGCCTACGAGCACGCGTGGCCCCTCGCCGTTCTGGACCAGATTATCGATCGACGCTGGGAGGCGATGAAGTCGACGATCGTCACGACCAACGTCCACCCGACCGAGGGCGAGAAAAGCCTCGCGACGCAGCTACCGAGAGCCTACGACCGGCTCATGGGCGACCCGGGGCCGGGGTTCGTCCCGCTCGATCGCCCGAGTCTGCGGCGGTCTCGATGACGGCCAGCAGTCCGGTGCTCCACGTCGTGATACCGGGAGTCTGCCCGCCGGCGCCGAGACCTCGAGCGCGAGTGGTGCGCGCCGCTTCGACGACTTTCGCGCAGATGTACACACCGAAGGGCGGGAACTACGCGACGTGGAAGCGCTTCGCGAGCGCGGTCATCCGAGGAGCTCGAGGTCGGCACCATGGATTCCCGATCCAGAGCGACCCGATCGCGGTGCGGTTGCTGTTCGTGCTGCCGCTCGCGAAGGCGGACGAGCGGAAGACCCGACACGTCCCTCGCGATTGGTGCCGCAGCGCGCTCCGAGGCGACGTCGACAATCTCGCCAAAGGCCCGCTCGACGCGGCGAACGGGATCCTCTGGCAGGACGATCGAGACGTCACCACCCTCCAGATCGAGAAGGTGACCGCGGAGCAGGGCGAGGCCCCCCGCGTCGAGATGCTGGTCTGGCGACTCGAACGCGCCGCATCGCACCGCACACGATTCGAGGCGACTCGAGACGAGCGCGCACACGCCCGCTTGCTCATCGGGTTTGAAAACAAGGAGATCGAAACATGTCCACAGGACCCACTAGCACTACCGCTCCCACGCTGAAGAGCAAGCGGGGCGGGCTCCACAAAGGCGAAAAACAGATCGTGGAGCGCGCGGTCGACGCCTTCGAGGCGATGCTGATCGGCGCGATCTCGGAGCTCGTCGCCGGACTCGAGAACGGTCGTCAGTCGAGCTTCAGCGTCACGGTGGCGTTCAAGACGGCGAAGGGGCGGAACGTCTCGGTAGTCGTCGCGCCGCGAGTCCGAGCACCGCGAGAGAGCACCGAATTCGAGGTGCACCTCACGGATGATCGCCAGCTCGAGATGGGCTGGCTCGCCGTCGAGGAGGACGATCAGCTCGCCGCGAGCGGCGAGATCTTCAACTGAAACTGAGACCGGTGAGGGGGCAGTGCGACAGGGCTATCCGCTCGGCCCTGCCAACGGGAGACGATGCCGGCCGCCCCCGCCCGAGAGGGACACCCAGGCCAAATCGTCTCCAGAGCGGATCTTTTACGGGGGGGGAGAAACATGTCCATCACGACTGACTGCGAGCGGTGCGCGCGGCTCGAGGCAGAGATCCAGGCAATCGCGAAACGATGCGCGAGGCAAGCATCTACGATCAAGCTCCTGCGAGAGCAGATCGAAGGAAGCGCCGCGCGCGTCGAAATCGAACCGCGAATCGTGGTGGATCGCTCCTAGATGGCGATGATCACTCGAGTTTTATCACGCGCCGAGATCGCGCAGGTGCTCAGCCACTCCTCCGAGGTACGGCGGCGTCGGCACAAGCTTGGGCTACGCCAAAAGGATCTCGACGTCGCCGCTGGCGTCCGCCCACGAACGGTCGAGCGGATCGAGCGAAGGCGTGTGGACCATCGCTGTTTCCATCCCCACTCGCCGGCTGTCGCTCGCGTCCTCAGGACGCTCGCCAGACTCGAAAAGGACGGGGTCTCCGTGACATTCGCATCGGATGGACGCTCGCCAGGAGTACCCGTCACGCAGCGCCGCATTAGGCGGGCCCAGACCAGGTCCACGCCGTCTCATGCAACGACGGCAACGACGGCAACGGTGATCCTGAAACGGTGTCCTGATCACGACGTCTGGATCACTCAATCGACCTGCGCACTACTGATCGGTATGGACCCAATCTGCAGGTCGCTCCGTAACGGAGCCGGGTGCCGAGGCGCGGACCATCGGAGACTGCGCCGCAAGTCGGTGACCGTCGAATACCGACCGCCGTTACCCTCGGAGCAGAGGACGGACGTCACACCGCGGAGGTGGAGCCGTGGCAATGCGTAAACTGACGCCGAAGCAGGCGAAATTCGCGGCGGGGTACGTCGAGGTCGGAAACGCGTGCGAGGCCTACAGGCAAGCGTACTGCTGCGCTCGGATGAGCAAGCGATCGATTGAAGTGGAATCCGGAAAGCTCTTGAAGCGCCCTGCAGTTGCCATGCGGATCGCCGAGCTCACCCAGAAGGCCGCGAAGAAGCGAGCGGTGACGGCGGAACGTATCATCAATCGGCTCGCGGATTTTGCATTCCCGGATGACGACGGGCACGTGGTGAAAGACCGAGACGCGATCAGAGCGCTCGAGCTCCTCGGGAAACGATTCGCGCTGTGGATCGATCGGCACCAGGTCGAGGGCCCACAGTGGGAGGAGATATTCGACCTGCTCCCGAGCGACCTGCAACGGCGGATCGTCGAGGAACTCGAAAAGGTCGACGTTCCGAGCGCCAGCCATGGCAGCCAATAGCCTCGGAGACGCCGCAGACTTCTTTCGTCTCCGGGAACAGATGAGATCGAGATACCAGGAGAAGCTGGTGCGCGACGAGGTTCGGGAGACCGCCTCGAAAAACTTTCTCGCCTTCACGATGCACACGAAGCCCGACTACTATCCGGGATGGTTCGGCGCTGATCTCCACGCGGCGCTCGACCGATTCCTCGCGCAGGTTGTTAGGCATCAATCGCCACGGCTAATGGTCTTGGCGCCGCCGCGGCATGGGAAAAGCGAGGCCTCGTCGAGACGCCTGCCGGCCTACGCTCTGGGCCGACACCCCTGGCTCGAGATTATCCTCTGGTCCTACGCGGCTAGTCTCGCTGAGAATATGAACGAGGCCGTACAGAAGATCATGGACGGGACCGAGTTCAAGACGATCTTCCCCGACGTCCGGATCCCGCCGCCCGGCGCGGGGACGTATGGCGGCAAGCGAAATAGACAGGAGACGCACGTCCTCGGGCACGGTGGGAGACTGCGGGCGTCGGGCGTCGGCGGCGGCGTCACCGGTAATGGCGCGCACATCCTGGTGATCGACGATCCATTCAAGGACGACCAGGATTCTGGCTCAGCCGCGGCGCGCGAGAAGGTCTGGAATCGATACGTTTCGACGGCCTACACCCGCCTCGCTCCGGGCGGCGGGATCCTGCTCACGCAAACCTGTTGGCACGAGGACGATCTGGCGGGCCGGCTGCAAGATGCGACGAAGAAGGCGATCGCCGAGAACGACCCGGACGCCGACCGATGGGAAGTGATTCAATTTCCGGCGATCGCTACACACAACGAGAAGCACCGGAAGAAGGGTGAGGCGCTCGCGCCACACCGATACGATCTCAAGGCGCTCCGCCGGATCAAGAAAACGGTCGGCTCCTATTTCTGGAGTGCGCTCTATCAGCAGAGCCCGAACCCCGCCGAGGGTGACATCTTCCTCGTCGGTTGGTGGCGATATTGGAGGGCTCTGCCGCCGCTGGTCCTGATCAAGATCTACGCCGACACCGCCATGAAGACCAGGGAGCGCAACGACTGGTCATGTTTTCAAGTTTGGGGACTGAGCCGAGAGGGCCAGATCTACCTGCTCGACCAGATCCATGGGAAATGGGAGAGCCCCGAGCTCGATCGGCAGGCGCGCGCGTTCTGGTCGAAGTGGAAGGCGAAGCCACTCGGCCCCGCGCAGCCGTCACCGTCGCAGATGATGATCGAGGACAAGGCGAGCGGCACCGGGCTAGTCCAAAGCCTGCGGACTGGGGAAGGGGCGATCCCTGTGCGCGGTATCCAGCGGGACGTCGACAAGGTCGTCCGCGCAAAGTCCTCGGCGCCATCCATCGAAGCGGGAAACGTGTTCCTGCCGAGCCCCCAGGAACATCCGAACGGATGGCTCTCCGACTATCTCGACGAGTTCGTGAAGTTCACGGCCGCGATGTCACACGCGCACGACGACCAGGTCGACCCGACGATGGACGCGATCCACGACCTGATTCTCGGGAATGCCGACTTCTACGGGCAGGCGCTCGGATGACCGAGCGCGCGGAAGTTCGCGCTCCATCCTGCCGGCGGTAGATTCCGCCCTATGGCAGCAGCGACCCCGCGCGACGACCAGCTCCAGACGATCGACACCCTCGCCAACCTGACGACGGGGCAGGGCGGGAGGAACGATTCTAGAGCCCCTAGCGCCCGGCACTTCTTTCACTACGGCCGAACCTATCCAGACCTGCTTGCCGCGTACCGCTCGAGCTGGATGGCAGCCCAAATCGTAGAGATCCCCGCCCTCGAGATGACGCGCGAGTGGCGCACATTCGAGCTCGAGGACCCCAAAGAGCAGGAAGCCGTCGAGAACATTGAGGATCGTCTGTGCGTGGCCGAGAAGGTCCGTGAGGCGATTCAGTGGGCCGATCTCTTCGGCGGCGGCGCGCTTCTCATGGGCCTCGACGGCACCGGGGAGCTCAACGAAGAACTCGACCCCGGCCGCGTGAAGCCTAACAGCTTGATGTTTTTGCATACGCTCGACGCGCAGACCCTGATCCCTCACGACGGCATCAATACCGCGCTCGTCATGGATCCATCCTCCGAACAATTCATGCAGCCCGAGTTCTACACGATCGCGGCGGCGCGGATCGAGTACGTCCACCACAGTCGGATCGTCCGGTTCCCTGGAATTGCGCTGCCGTGGCGCGAAATGCAGCGAAATCGCTGGTGGGGTGGCTCCCGTGTCGAACGGTCCTTCGACGCGATTGCCGACGCCGAGACGGTGATCGGTGGGGTGGCCGAGCTCGTCACTGAGGCGAAGATCGACGTCTACGGAATTCCAGATTTAATGCACCTGCTCTCGACGCCCGAAGGCGAGACCACCGTCAAGCGGCGGATCCAGCTCGCCGATTCGATCAAGAGCATCTGGAATTCGGTCATCATCGATGCAGCCGAGGACTACGACCAGAAACAAAACGCACTTGTGCAGGGCCTGGCTCCGCTAATCGAGCAGTTCCTTGTGATTATCTCGGCGGCCTCCGGTATCCCGGTGACCAAGCTCCTCGGCACGTCGGCGAAGGGGATGAGCGCGACGGGGGAGGGCGACCTCCGGAACTTCTACGACGCGGTCGCGGCACGGCAGCAGAACTATCTGAAGCCGCGACTCAACCGGCTCGACGAGGTCCTGCTGCGCTCGGCGATAGGGAAGAAACCGAACGACGTCAAATGGCGCTTCAACTCGCTGTGGCAGATGAGCGAGTCGGAAGAGGCCGAGATCGAATTGAAGCGGGCCAACACCGACAAGATCTATTTCGATCTGGGCGTGGTCGACGAGGTGACGATCGCGAAGCAACTGAAGGCCGCCGGGACCTATGTCGCAATCGATGACAAGTTTATTTCGGACCTCGAGGGCGAGATCGAGCTGGAAGAGAATCGCCCGCCGCCCGTCCTGCCCGCGTTCCCCGTCCTGCCCACTCCGCTCACCCCGCCCACGGATCCGAACGCCCAGCCCGGGACGAGCGATCCCGCCGCCGAGTAGCCCATGCAGATCGCGCACGTCGTCGAGCAGCAACGACTCCTCGAAAACCCGCGATCTCGTCGTCGCCGGCGGGCGCGCACCGTTCGGTTCCGCCCGGCGCGCCCGGCGGCCAGCGACCAGCTCCGGCTCGGTCGCATGTTCCAAGAGTTCGCACGAGAGACGCAGGCCCAGGTTGAGCGGCTGATTTTCCCGATCCTCAGACGGTGGGAGCCCGAGTTTCTCATCGACGCGATGCGCACGACGGACGACCTATCAGACGAGCTGACAGCGGCCTTCGACGAGATCCGTGTTAGTCATCTCGCGCTGGCGCGGCAACGGTCCGAAGGCCTAGCGCTCGAGCTGACGGGACGCGCAAACCGCCGAAACCGCGAACGATTCTATCGATCCGTAGAGAACGCGGTGGGCATCGATCTCAGCGCAGTCGCCGAGGAATCGGGCCTCGTTCAGGTGCTCACCCTCAAGACCAAGGAGAACGTCGACCTCATCCAATCGATCCCCGATGAGTATTTGGGAAAGGTCCAGCGGATCGTCTACGAGAACGTGATCCAGGGCCGGAAGTCTTCGCAATCGATGATGAAAGAGCTGAAAATGCTCGGGGACATCACCGACGCGCGGGCCCGGTTCATCGCACGCGACCAGACTGCGAAGCTCACCGCGGCCCTCAACCGTGAGCGGAATCAGGCGCTCGGGATTGAGCAGTACATCTGGCGCACGTCGAAGGACGCCAGCGTTAGGAAAACGCACAGGGAGAATGCTGGAAAGAAATTCCGCTTCGATGATCCGCCGGCAAAAACTGGAAATCCTGGCGAGGACTATCAGTGCCGATGCTGGGCCGAGCCGGTGATCACCCTCTGACCGATTGACCCTCATCCTGCCGGCGCCACTCTGGCCGGCATGCTGTTCTACGATTCGATCGACTTCGGCGAGATCCAGACCACGCCCGAGGGCTGGCTCGTCTCGAAAGCCCGTCTCGCCCGGGCTGGCATCCAGCTCTACATGGGCAGCGAAGGCGGCCTTCGGGAGATGCTTCCCGACAAGGGCCCGACCGACGAGATCCGCATCTACCGGGCACCCGAGGAAGTCTTCTCGGAGGAATCACTCGCCTCGATCGCCGGCAAGCCGATCACGATCGATCACCCGAGCGACTTCGTCGATTCCGAAAACGCCCACAAGCTCGTGGTCGGAATCGTCGGCGATCACGTCTATCGAGACGGAAACCACGTCTGCGGGATGGTTCGCATCCTCCACAAAGCGGGCGTCGAAGCGGTCAAGAACGGCAAGCGCGAGCTGTCTGTCGGGTACGACATGAAGCTGGATCCGACCCCAGGAGAGACGCCGGAAGGCGAACTATTTGACGGAGCCCAGACCGAGATCCGGGCGAACCATGTTGCACTCGTGGAGCGTGGACGTTGCGGGCCATCCTGCCGGATGCATGATCGGTTCGAATTGAACACCTCGCAGTGTCATTGCAAAGATCAGGAGAATGATCACATGACGACCACCCTCAAGACCATCGACTGCGGTGGGCATAGTATTGAAGTCACCGACGTTGCAGCAATCGCCATCAAGCAGCTGGTCGACAAGCACGCGGCCGACCTCAAGACCCGAGACATGGCCGAGGAAGAGCAGCAGAAGAAAATCGACGAGCTCGAAGAGAAGCTCGCGAAGGCCGACGCCGAGAACGAAGAGAACAAGAAGAAAATCGACGAGCTCGAGGAGAAGACCAGTCCCGAGGCGATGGACGCGGCCGCCCGAGCCCGCACCGCCCTGGTCGATGCTGCTCTCACCCTCGCACCGAAGCTCGACTGCTCGGCGCTCGACTCCAAGGCGATCAAGCTCGCGGCCCTCAAGGCCATCGGGTTCGACACCGAAGGCCGCAGCGACACCTACCTCGATGCCGCCTTCGATGCGCGCGTCGAACTCGCGAAGGACGGGAATCCGTCTGCCGCGAAGCGAGCTGCCGCGGCCCTCGCGGCCGCCTCGAATACACAAGCGAACGACGAGGACGCAGAGTCCCCGCGCGCGAAATACTTGTCCAGACAGCGAGACGCCTACAAGGTGGCCGCTGCCAACTAGGAGATCGAAGAGATGCCGCCTGTCCAAACCAGCTACACCACCGAGCATGTCGCGTCCGTCGAGGGCGCCGTCGTGGACGGCCAGTTGAAGAACATCCGATCCAAGGCCGCGAGCGTGGCGATTCCCTTCGGTCGTGTCGTCACCCGGGGAGCCGGTGCGGACGTCTGCAAGCTCCCGACGACCGCCGGCGAAGTGACTGCCGCGCTCGGTATCTCGGCGCGCGTCCAGGACGAGGTCGCCAACGCGAGCGACGTCCTCCAGGACGAGATCGGGGCCAACGTCTCGATCTGTGACTTCGGCGTGATCTACATGCGAACCGAAGACGACATCGTCGCCGCGAACAGCCCCGTATTCGTGCGGCACGTCGCGGGCGGCGGCGAGGAACTCGGACGAGTCCGAAGCAACGCCGACGGCACCGATGCGACCGTGCTGCCCGGTGCGGTGTTCGATGCGGTGGGTTCGGCCGGCACGCTGATCCCGATTCGGATTAGGCTCTCGTAGAGCTGTTTTAAACCTCCATCCGGTTGATAGCCGGCCAGGGAGAACAGGATCGATGCGAATCACAGACTCGGACGCCTTCGCCTACCTCACGTCGCAGCTTGCGCATATCGAAAAGACGATCTGGGAGCGGAAATACACCCCGATCATCTACGACGAGCTGGTTCCGGTGTCAAACGAAGCCGGCGAGTGGGACAAGTCGGTCGAAGTCCACTACATGGACGGGATTACCGAAGGGAAGTTCATCGGCTCCGACGGTGACGACATGCCCTTCGCGCGAGCGACCACCGGGCGCGACCTGCTCCCGATCAAGTACGCCGGTATCGGGTACGAGTACACGCTGGAGGAGCTGCGGCAGTCAGCGTATCTCCAGATGCCGCTCGATGCTCGTCTCGGCATGCAGGCCCGACGCGGCTACGAGGAGCACGTTCAGCGGACTTGTTTCCTGGGTGACGCGGCTCGGGGTCTCGAAGGTCTGCTCAACCACTCGGTCGTCGGGACGGCTGCCGCGGCCACGACCTGGGCGGTCGCGCTGTCGACGAGTGTCGATGCGCTGCTGACGCTGGTGAACGAACCTATCAACGCGATCATAACCGGAACGAACGGCATCGAGATCCCGGACCGGATGCTGATCCCGATCTCGCAGTTCAACTTGCTGGCCACGACACGCCTCAACACGGTGAGTGATCAGACGGTGCTGGAATACATCCGGCTGAAGAACGCGGCTACGGCGCGCACGAAGATCCCGCTCGACATCCGACCGCTGCCGCAGCTCACGGGCAAGGCCGTCGTCTACTCGTCAAGCCCGGAAGTCATGGTTATGCACATCCCGTTGCCGCTCCGATTCGTGGCGCCGCAGACGGTCAACCTGAAGGTCCGAATCCCCGGCGAGTACAAGCTCTCGGGCGTCGAGATGCGGTACCCGGGCGCGGTCATTTACCGCACGGGGATCTGATCTATGGCGATGGTGAGAAACGTCTCGAAGAGCTCTCGAGGCTTTACGGCCTTCGCGGAGTACGAAGAAGGATCGCTCGTTCATGCGATCGATTCGGTCCTGATCGAGCCGGGAGAGGTCGCGGAAGTCGCCGACCGTTTCCTCGGCTCCGACGGGGCAAAGGCTCTTTTCAAAGCGGGCGACGTCGAGCTGGTATCGGATTCCGACGACCCGGCCGACCCGGAACCGAAGCCGAAGATCAAAGGCAAAGGCGGCGCGAAGTAGCCGCCTCGAATGAGGTGAGCAGTGCCGTCTACCGTCGTGCCCTTCGTCGACTTCATCGTCCGCTATGCAGAGTTTGAACTCTGGAATCAGGCGCGCGTCGACTTGGCGCTCGAAGACGCCGAGAACGACACAAGCTCATCTGTCTTCGGCACCTTTCATGCTCGCGCGATCGCTGCACTCGCCGCTCACCGTCTCGCCGTATCGAGTGACGAAGACGGTAGCCCGGTCGGTGAGCAGCCCGGCGCGCTCGAGCAGGCCAACGTCGACGGAGTCCAGTCCGTCTATCACATTCCAGAAGGCCTCTCTCCGATGGACGCTCAGTATTGGGCCACGTCCTATGGGCAGGAGTTCATCCGACTGCGGAAGCGATTCCTGAGTGGGCCGATCGTTGCCTGCTAAAGCCCAACACTCGCAGCGCCACAGCCAGAAGAACGGCGGATTAGAGGAGTTCGGCCGGCGTCTCGAAAAGGCCAAGCGCCGACGCGGATACAAGGTCAAGGTCGGGCTTCCGACCGGGTCAGCCGACTACCCCGACGGAACCAGCGTGATCATGGTCGGTACCATTCACGAGTTCGGGAGCTCGGACGGGACGATTCCCGAGCGGTCATTTCTTCGATCCGCGATGGAAACGCACAAGCGCGAACACCAGAAAATGATTCGCAAGCTCGCCGAGGCGGTTTCGAGTGGCAAGCAGAGCCCGGAGAAGGCCATGGCGCTGCTCGGGACGAAGGCTGCGGCCGACGTGTCGCGAATGGTGACGGATCTCAGCTCGCCGCCTAACAGGCCCGCCACGATCGCAGCCAAGGGCCGCGCGAACCCGCTCGTCGATACCGGACACCTCGTCCAGTCGATCACCTATCAGGTCATCGGGAAGTCCTCATAATGAGCCCGGCGCCGAATCTATCCCGCACGCTCTTTTCGCAGGGCACACGAAAGCTACGCGTCCGCCAGAGTCTCGGTGCCTGGGTTGATGGTCGCTGGGTCGAGACGGCCGATAATGACCGCATCGTCCGCATGGCGGTGCGCCCGATCTCGCCATCTGATCGGAAACTTCTCCCGGAAGGCATGCAGACGGAGGACTCGAGCGTCTTCTTGACTCGCGCGAACCAGACGCTCGCGGTCGAGCAGAGCCAGGCCAACGGTGGAACCGCGGGCGATCGCGTCTGGGTCGATGGCTGGTGGTGGCGCGTCGTCGGGGAGAAGCCCTGGGCGGCGAGCGGATACCGGCGATATGTCGGTATCCGTGAGATCAAGGGCCGGGAACGGAACCGATGACGTGTTTCGCCGAATCCCGGGTCGAGGACACGCTGCACGCATTCGCGCGCGCGGGCGTCGATATCCCCTGGATTTTCGCGAACCAGGAAGGCGACCGACCTCCGCGGCCCTACGGCACGCTGCACATGCTCTCGGTCATCCCGATCGGCATGGGAGACGTGAAGATCGAGGACCTACTCGGAGATCCAGACCACCAGCTCGTCGAGACGATGCGAGACACGTTCGATCTCGATGTCTCGATCCAGATTATGGGCAATGGGGCGCGGGTCATGCTGGCCGCGCTCCACACCTACGCCCGCCGGCCGTCAACGACGATCGGATCGAAGGAAGGGCTCGTGATCGGGTTCATGAGAGCCAGCTTGATTCGTGATCTGCCCGCGGTGGCGGGCCCCGGATGGGAGCCGCGCGCGCAATGCGATTTCCGATTCTCGGCCCGGTTCGACTGCGAGCTTCTGATCGACTCGGTGGCCGGCGTTGATATCCATGGTGCCGGTTCTACTCAAAGGCTGGAGGTGCCCTGAGCCATGTCCCTACCGCTTACAAATGTCGTCAACGTCGCGATCACCCGGCAGACCGTATTTCCCCAGGGCCCCGGATTCGGAACGCTCCTGATCGTCGGCCCGAACTCGACCGGCGTGATCCCGCTCGGTGAGCGGATCCGGTTCTACGATTCAATCGCCGGCGTGGGGGATGATTTCGCCGCGATCACCGAAGAATACAAAACGGCGAACGCCTATTTCGCCCAGTCCCCGCGCCCGATTCGCGTCGCCATCGGTGTTCGCGATCAAACCAATCCTTCGGTCGATATCGGCGACGAGATGGACGCGATCGTCGACGCGAGTGACGACTGGTATGGCGTGATGCTCACGGCCGATGCGCGGATCTCGATCGATGCGGACGCCGCGATCGCCCTGGCCGCGTGGACCGAAGCGAGGACGAAGCTCTTCGTGACCACATCGAACGAAGCTGCCGCGATCGCAGCAGGTGGCGGTCTACCCGGCGCTCTCAACACCCTCGGATACAACCGAACGGCGTGTTTCTACCATCCGGACGCGGATACGGATACGGTGAACTCCTACCCCGAGGCGTCGTTCTTCGGATCGATGCTGACGGTCGATTTCAACGGCGTGAACACGACCAAGACCGGAAGTTTCCGAACGCTGCCCGGCATCTCGGTCACCGATCTCACCCAGTCCGAGTTCGACTTCCTGCTCACGAACAAGGGCAACGGCTACGTTTCGATCGCCGGCACCAGCATGGTCCGCGAGGGCACGATGGCCTCTGGCGAGTTCTTCGACGTTATGCACGGAGTGGACTGGCTCCAGGCGGAGATCGCGTTCAGGGTGTTCGGGATGCTCGCCACGCTGCCGAAGGTGCCGTACACGAACGCGGGCATGGAGATCCTGGTGAATCAAGTGCGGCTTGCGTTGCAGCAGGGCGTCAACAACGGACTCCTGGCCGCAAACTTCGACGACGACGGCAACCTGCTCGACGCATACGAGGTGAGCGTCCCGAACGTGCTCACGGTTTCCGAAGCGAATCGCGCGGCCCGCATCGCGCCGCCGATCTCCTTCACCGCGCGCCTCTCGGGCGCCGTCCACTTCGCCACCGTCAACGGGACCGTGACGATCTAAGGGGGCCTATTCCATGGCGGGACCTGTCAGCTTTTCCTTCAAGGACGTTGTCGTCTTGTTCAATGGGATTCCTCTCACGGGATTCGCCGACGGCCCCGACGCCATCGTCATCGAGCGGAACGTCGACGCCTATCGGCTCCTGATCGGCGCAGACGGTGACGCGGTCGCCCTGAAGTCGGCGAACCGCTCGGGTGTGGCGACACTGCGCTTCCTTCAGACATCTTCGAGCAACGCGGTGCTGACCGCCGCGCTGAAGGTCCAGGACGCCGGCCTGCTTTCTCCCGCATCTTTTGCCGTGAAAGATTCCAACTCCCAGGACCTGGTCCTCGCGGAGGGCGCATTCCCCGCCGGCCCGCCTTCGCTCGCCTACGGTGACGATCACAACAAACGCGAGTGGAGACTGGCGCTTCCCGCCGTCGACATCTTCGCGAATGGGAGCATCTAAGTGCCCTGCGAGACGAAATATCTCACGCTCGGATCGGACAAATGGTCCGTGATGCAGATGGCGCCCAGCGAGGCGCTTGCGCTCGAGGTGCAGCTCGCACCGATGCTTCTTCAGGGCCTCGTTCCGATCATCGCCGCACGCAACGCCGGCCCCGACGTCCAAGCGCGGGTCTTGTCGGACTCGATCGCGTCCATCGTCGGGTCGATGCCGCCCGAGAAGATGGCCTCGATGGTCAAATACCTGTGCGAGCAGACCTTTTTGAATGGTCAACGGGTCGACTTCGAGACGGCCTTTCTCGGATCGAAGGGCGTCATACTCCGCTACCGGATTGCTCTGTTCGTGCTGGAGGCGAACTACTCCGATTTTTTGTCCGAATTGCTACCCGCCGGGGTAGTCGATCGAGCAAAGCAGATGTTCGAAGTAAGCCAGAATCCCCCAGCGACGTCGACTGGCGAATCTGGGGACCCTGCCTCTCGTCCCCACCACTCTGTCAACTGAGAGAGCTGCAAGACGGGACGTATTCACTGATCGATCTCCTGGACATGCACGAAGCACTTCGGGAGAGGGCCGAAGCCCAGGAGAAGCGACGGCAGGAAGGGCGATAGGATGGCCGGAACCGGCGTGATCGACGAGCTGGTATCGGTCCTCGGCCTCGAGATCAAGGACGACGGCCTAGCCAACTTCAACGCAGACATCACCGCGAGCGTCGGAAAGCTCGGCGCAGTCGTGGCCGGCGCATTCTCGGCCGCCAAGGCGATCAGCGCCTTCCTCGGAGCCGTCTCCGATACCGCAGCGTCTTCCAAGTTTGCGCGAAACATCGACATCGGATTCGAGTCCCTGCAACGACTTGAATTCGCAGCCAAGCAGAACGGAATCTCCGTTGGTGCGCTCGACGCCCAACTAGCCAACCTGCGGCAGACCGCGCGCGGCGCGCTGTTCACTGGCAGCGAAGGCGCCTCGGAGGCCTTCGCTGCGATCGGCGTCTCGATCACCGACGCCAACGGGAAGCTGAAGGACACCCGCCAGCTTCTGCTCGACGTGGCCGATGCGATAGTCCTCGCACCGAATCAGCAGCAAGCGCTTTCCTTCGCCGAGCGTCTGGGATTCGGCGCCGAGTTCGAGACGTTGCTCAAGTCGGGATCGGCCGGGATCATCGCGCTCGAGCAAGAGGCGCAGCGCCTCGGGCTGGTCATCGACCCGGGACAGGCTGCCGCCGCCGAACAGTTCCGGGAATCGCTCGACGCACTTGGGCAAACGCTCAACTCGCTGTTGATCACCGAAGGCCAGGGGCTGCTCAACTGGTTGAACGATACCGCCGCCGCGATGCTCACGTTCGCTAAGTCGCCGGCATTCGACGATCTCAAGGCGCAGGTACGCGGGATCGGTACAGAGATCGAAACGGTCATCGCGCTAAACAAGGAATTCTTCTCGGCGTTCGGAATCGGTGTGAGTGATAACGGTGTGCGTGATCTAGGACTAGCATCTATTGCCGGAATAGCTGCGCGGACGCATCCGGCGATCGCAGTCGGGGTTGGCTTGCCCCTCGCGATCGCGGACTTCCAGAAGACCCTCCAGGGTGACGACGACACGTTCTTTGCGACGGCCCCGGCCGGGCTCTACAACAAGTTCATCGAGCAGCCCGCCGATTTCCTCGCTGCGATTTCATCCGGCTTCCTCGACTCATTCGGTGGCATCGCTGGGCGGATTGCCGACCCATACCAATTGGGATCACCCCCCGGTAGTGGCAGCGGAGACGCACCGATCAACGTCACGCTAAACAATGAGAATCACTTCAACGGTCAGGCTCCGGCCGGCGACGTCGTCCGCGCGCTCGGTGACTTCGATCGGGACTCGATCCTCCAGGCCGCCGAGGCGATGCGCTCGAAGGTTCGTAAGTAGATGCCGGCCAACGTCAATCCGCTGAATCCGATCGGATTCCTGACGCCGTTCGGCCCTCGTGAGCTGAACGAGATTCCGCTCGACGCGGTGCTGCGCGAGCAGATCGACCACACGGTGACGGTCACTCGTCACCCGGTCGAGGTCGCCTCTGGCAATGGCATCGTGAGCGGGACGGTGTCCGACAACGCCTTCCTCGAGCCGATCCGGTACACGCTACAGGGCGCGGTGTCCGACTTCCCGATCTCGTGGCGTCTGGCGGTCGATCGGTATGCGAACGCCACGGCCGAGACACGGTCGCTCTCGGCCTACCAGCTCCTCTTGAAGCATTTCCGCGAGATGGTGCCTTTTGTCCTCGTCACGCCGTTCGGCGAGTACGCGAACATGCTCTTCACTCGCTTTTCGGTCCCGCGAGATAGAGATGTGAAGCACGCAATCATCTTCAACGCCGAGCTGGTCGAGCTCCAAATCGTCGTTCCCGACCACGTCTCTTCAAAGAAGGGCGAGGACGATGTATCGGGTGACCAGGCGCAGACCCAGGCCGTCGCAGAGAGCAACCTCGGCGTGACGCCGACCGGACCCTAGGAGCCGATGAAATGATCAATCTGCCGTTCACCGGCGCTCCAAAGGAATCGATGGACGTCACACTCGACGGCCGGAAGCTCCGAATCCGAGCGCGCTACTCGAACCTGATCAACGTCTGGTCGATTAGCATCTACGACATTGGAGGCGATGCGACGGTGGCCCTAGTCGAGGGAGTCGCTGTCGTGATCGGCGCAGACCTGATCGAGCCATATGCGCTGAAACTCGGGGGATTGTTCGCGGAGCCGACCGAGTCCACGCTTGTAGACGCGGGACGCGGCGAACTCGGCGTCCGCGTGAAGCTCGTCTACTACACGACCGAAGAGATGGCGGCTACGGCATGACGACCGGAGGATTATTCCCGAGGCAGCTACGACTTCTGATCGAGGATGAAGAGGGCGCCGGAGTCGATCTCGGGAAGCTCTCGGTCAGATTCGATATCAGCTACTCGGGGCAGGGCATCGGACTCGCGAAGATTGGAGTCCACAACCTCTCGACCTCCACGATCGCGAAGTTGATGGAGAAGAAGTACAAGCGCGTCCGTCTCGATGCAGGCTACCCACAGAGGTTCGGAACGATCTTCAACGGCGAGATCAGGAACGTCTACCCAGTTCGAGAGGGTGCCGATCGACTCACCGATATCTATGCGGCGGATGGTGCGGGCGACTACGAGCAGGCGACATGCAACCTCTCTTTCGCGGCCGGTGTGACACTTCACAGCGTATTGACGCAGCTCGCCGGGACATTTTCGAAGGTGGCAATCGGGTCGCTTGGCTTCGTCACCGATCAAACGATCTCGGGATCCTTCGTCGCCTCAGGCATGACGCGCGATGAGCTGAACAAGCTCGCGCTCTCATTCGGCTTCCGGTGGTGGATCCAAGGCGGAGTGCTCCAATTCATCGACCGAGGCCGCACCGACGGCCAGCCGGCGATAGAGATCTCCCGCGAAACCGGGATGATCGACTCTCCGCTCGCCAGCACCATCGGAGTCGAGGTGCTGACACTGCTCGATCATCGGCTGGTTCCGGGCCGGCGTATCGATGTCTTCTCGGCCGGCGCGCAGGTCACAACTAGCACCCCGACCCTTGCCGTGGGCGGCCTCGGGCCCGCGAACACATCTGAGTTTCTGGGATTCGGCGTCTGGCGCGTCGTTCACGTCGGCGAGTCGCGCGGTCAGGCGTGGTACACGAAAGCCCTCGCGCTGCCGGCGGGGGCGCTCTGAAATGGAAATCGGACGCGATCTATCGTTAGTTGACGTCATCGACGAGGCGCTGCACGGCGCCCTCGTAGACCTGCATACCGCGCTCCCTGGCCGAATCGATTCGTTCGACCCAGCAACCCAGCGAGCGGAGGTGACGGTTGAGCTACAGCGCGAATTCGAGCGGCCAGATGGGACCCTCGAATCGGTCACGGTCCCGCAGATCGTCGACGTGCCGATTCTGTTTCCGAGGGCCGGCGGCTATGTGATGACATTTCCGGTCGCGGCGGGCGACAAATGTCTGGTCGTTTGCATTGAGAGGAACGCCTCTGGATGGCTTCAAGAAGGGGCCGAAAGCGTCCCCCCCGACGCTCGACGCCACTCCTACAGCGACGCGATCGCGATCCTCGGGCTGTGGCCCTCGTCGAGTGCCATGGCGCCGGGATCTTCGACCACCGCCCTCGAGATCCGGTCCGAAGATGGGGCCGTGAAGATCACGGTCGGCGCCACCGACATCACAGTCGAGACGACTTCCGCCGCGTTCACGGTCGCGGCCGGCGGACCGATCACGCTGACCCGCGGAGCGAACGAGCTCCTGGCGGTGTTGAGTGCGGCTCTCGACGCGATCGCCACCAGCACGGTCGGCGGTGTGCCGCTTTCGAACGGGGCCACCATCGCCGCGCAGAAAGCCCTGGTCGACGTGATCCGCTCCTAGGCCGTATTGAAAACCATTGTGCCGGCTCTACACCCAACCGGGGGCCGCTTCCAACAGATATAGGGCGGCACCCGGGGCTCTATGACTCTCGCGCTCGACAGCTCGCACGACGTCTATTTCGGCACGCGCGCCGGAATCGCGCTGACCAGCGGCCTCGACGGAGTGGCGCAGTCGCTTCTCACCCGCCTACAGCTCTTCAATGGCGAGTGGTTCCTCAACGTCAACGACGGGACAGCCTGGTTCCAGAGGATCTTCTCCGACCGGCCCGACATCCGGCTGATCGAGATCGATCTGCGCGACCGGATCCTGGGGACCCAGGGCGTCGTTTCGCTGATCACGTTCGACCTGTCCTACGCGGTCGCCTCACGTCGCCTAACTCTCTCCTTTGAAGTCGACACGATCTACGGCCCGACCGGTCTGATCGAGGTGACTCCGTGATCTACGGCGTCACGGAGACCGGATTCGTCCGGAAGACGATGTCCGAGATTCTCGCGACCTTCGAGTCTGGATGGCAGGACATCTTCGGGGACGACGTCGATCTCTCGGCCGATACGCCCGACGCGCAGATCCTCGGAACGGTCGCCGGGGCGATCGACGAGGTCTGGCAGACGATGGCGGCCGTCTATCAGTCGTTCAGGCCACGGCAGGCCGTGGGCGCGAGCCTCTCCGATTTGGTCGCGCTGAATGCGATCACACGGAAGACGGGCACAAAAAGTTTCATCCAGGCGACCGTCACCGGCACGCCGGCCACTGTGATCGGCCTAACGGCGATCATCGAAACCGTAAACGGGGATCGATTCTTTCCGATCTCGGTCATCGTGATCCCTGGCGGTGGCTCTATCGTCGCGACGTTCCGCGCCATTTCGAATGGTCCCATCACGGTCGGCCCGAATGAGCTGACCGTGATTGTTACTCCGATCTCGGGATGGGCATCAATCGACAACGGCGTGACGACGACCTCGAGTGGGGCACCGAATGCGGTGGGGACCTCGGACGAAAGCGACGCCGAGCTTCGGGCCCGGCAGATTCTCAGCACCGAGAACAGCGCGACGAACATTCTCGAATCGCTCTATTCGGCGATCCTCCAGCTCGACGGCGTCTCGCGATGCCGCGTCTATGTGAACGACACGAGCGGCACGGTCGACGGACGACCCGCGCACTCCTATGAGGTCGTTGTGGTCGGCGGAGACGACGCTGAGGTGGCACAGGCGATCTGGGAGAACCACCCGACCGGGATCGAGCTCTTCGGGACCACCACCGAGAACATCACCGATTCGCAGGGATACACGCAGGCGATCAAATTCACGCGGCCGACGGTGATCCCGATCATCGTCGAGGTCACGCTCTCGGCGACCGCGAACTACCCGGCGACGGGAGACGACGACATCAAGCAGGCGCTGGTCGACTACGCGGCGGGATCGTTCGAGGACGACTTCTACCTTGGCATCGGCGACGACGTATTCCTTAACGATCTCTATACGGCGATCAACTCGGTCCAAGGTCATCATGTGATCTCCCTCGAGATCGGCGACCCGACGCTGGGCACCGCCGACATCGTGATCGATGAGACGGAGATCTCGGGCTGGCAGATTTCCGACATCACGGTGATCTCATGATCCCGTCAAGCGACCTACTCGCCACCGCGATGTCCCGCCTGGCCTACCAGTATCGGGAGAGTCCGAAGCTCCAGGGAATCATTCAGCTCTTCGTCGACGAGACCACGCTCGCCCGCGACGCGGCGCTGGCAATGGAACTCCTGCGGCGGATCGATACCGCGTCGGGCGATGGTCTCGACGGACTCGGGCAGATCCTCGGGCAGCCCCGCGAAGTCTCGGGCGTCGTTCCGATCGACTATTTCGCCTATCACGATGGAGCGGGTGGACCGGCCGCGGAAGGGTTTGGCGATCTCACAGATCCGGAACAGGGCCTCCGGTTTAGATCGATCTTCGAGAGCCCGACCGCGAACGCTCTGCTCGGAGATAATGAATATCGGAGAATGCTGCGCGCGAAAATCGTGCGAAACCAGACGCGCGCGACGCCCGAGGACGTGATCGCCTCGATCCAGGCGGTGCTCGACGACTCCCCTGTGACACCTGTTCACATCATATTCACGCCGCCGGCGACGGCGACCGCTGAAGTGCAACGCGTCTTGAGCGCGGAAGAACTCGCCATCCTGAACGCCCTTGGTGGGATCCGGGGACAGCTCCCCGTGATCCCAAGGCCTCCGGGCGTAAACCTAACGATTGTGGGGCTGTAGCCATGGCCGGAGTACGCCGAACATTCGAGCACCGTTGGGCCGAGGCCGGGGCACAGACAGATCCCGGCGATGCGAAGGTCGATCTAGGCTGGATCGCGGAAAAGCCGCCGTACCAGCAAGAGAACTGGCGTGCCGCGCGGGTCGACGACATGCTCGCGCACATCGAAGACCATGGAATTCCCGAGTGGAACGCCGCAACGGTGTACACCGAGGGCGCGCTCGTCATCGCTCCGTTCAATCGCAAGGCCTACCGAGCGGTGGTCGCAAACACCGGGAATGCTCCGCATACAGATCTCGGGTCGAATTGGCTTCTTCTGGTTCCGATTGCAGACGGCGCCCAACAGGGACTCGTCGAACTAGCATCGTTCTCCGAGGTGAATTCCGGGACACCAGGAATCCTGGCTGTGACGCCGGCCGGACTACATCAGCGCGCCGCGACCGATGTCCTGTCCGGGCTGGTCGAACTTGCGACCGGCGCAGAGACGCAGGCCCTCTCCGACTCGACTCGCGCGGTCACGCCAGCCGGACTCGCGTCCGCGGTCGCAAGCGATATCCAGAGGGGCCTCGTCGAACTCGCCACGGCGGCAGAGGTGCTTGCGGGTACCGATGCAACCCGTGCTGTGAGCCCGGCCGCGCTCGGCGCGCTCGGAAGCTCAAAGACGGCCAACGGATATCAGATCCTGCCTGGCGGCCTGATCATTCAGTGGGGTCAGACGGGCCTGATCAGCGACACGCTGGCGCATGATGTGACGCTCCCGATCGCCTATCCGACCGCGCATCTCTGGGCGGGCGCGTCTGGGCGAGTGAATTCAATCGATACGAATCAGGGCCCGTCGGGTGCGCGTCCGCATCCGTCGACACCGCTCACAACGATCCGAATCTCGACGGACAACAACAACCAACTCGTCGATTGGCTCTCGATCGGTCACTAGGGGAAGGTAAGGTCATGAAATTCTGTCAAACGGACGACGCCGGGCACCCGATCGCCTACTACGACGACGCGATCCATCGTGTGATTCCCGCCGAGGCTTTCAGCATCACGTCGAACCAGTGGCAGGTCTGCATCGACAACCCAGGAGAGCGGCGATTCGAGAACGGGAAGATCGTGACGTGTGTTTCGCCGAAGTCGACTCCGCTTACTGGCGGGAATCTACTTGCGCGTCGCATGTCGAGAGATCCCGTCTTGGCAGCGATCGTTCGAGTCTTCTCGGAGGTGCTCTCGCAGACGATCGACTTCGACGAGGGCGAGGCGATCGCGCGAATCGGTGCGCTCCTGGAGGACGGCTAGGTGGCGCTGATTCCCATGTCCACAGGACCGAGCTTGTCCTTCGTTGCCGCTTCGGCATCGGGCGGAGACACATTCAAGAACGACGGGACTCAGCTTCTTACGTTCTTCATCCAGGACGCCGATCCGCGCACGCTCACGGTCCACGCTCCGCACGCTGGGATGTCCGATTACGAGTACGTCTATGCCGCGCCGGGCGGAAACAGTCCGCGCTTCGATCCGCTCTTCTGGGACCACCCGAAGGAAGGGACGGTCTGGTTCGAGTTCAACAATCCCATCGGCGTGATCATCGCCGTGAGCCGCGTCAACGTGATCGGAATCGATCCGCTCGCAGCTCCGCTCCCAGGCCTATCTTGAAGGAGTTCACCGTGGTTCGACTAACACTCGCAGCGATCGCCTTGGTCTTGGCTCTTCCGACGATGGCGATGGCGCAGATCCAATTCGGACCGATCACCGCGATGAACACAATCGCAGATGCGCTCCCGACCTGCTCGGCCAACGTGATCAGCAACTACGTCGTCACGGACCCGGTCAGCGCCGACACCTGCGACGGCGGCGGGACTCCGCTCTTCGCGCAGCTCAATTACTGCGTCTGCGACAAGAACATCCTTGAATGGAAAGTTCTCGCTTCTACGCTTACTGCCGGGGGAGGTGGCGGCGTCTCGACTGTCTTCGGACGCTCGGGCGCCGTCACTGCCCAGTCCGGCGACTACACGGTCGGCCAGGTGGTCGGCGCTCTCGCGTCGTCGAGTCTTGCCAGCACGTCGACAGGGCAGGGCGCGAGCCTCATCGGTATTGAGGACGCGGGCTCGATTTTCACGGCGGTGAACGTCGAAGCGGCGCTCGCAGAGCTCAATGCGAGGATCCTTTCGACGGAGGACGACGTCCCGGAGTCAGGCGATTTCGGAAATGCCGCGGCCCTCGAGGCGGACGGTTCAATTTCGGACGGCGCGATCAACTCCATCGGTCAGATCGATGCGACTCTCCGGACCGGGACCGACGGCCAGCTCGTGACGGGCACCGCAGGAACGGCCGGCAATTGCGTGGAGTACGACGCGACCGGCGACCTGGTCGAGGCTGCATCGGGTCTACCGTGCGGATCGGGCGTCGGAGGAGGCGCGACGAACCTCACTGCGACGCCCGCCGCCTCCCAGGTGACCATCAATAGCGACACCGGGACGGATGCGACGATCCCGGCTGCGAACGCGTCGGACGCCGGTGTTCTCAGCGCAGCCGACAAGATCCTCATCGACGCGCTCGAAGCGCTTCGCGTCGCCGGGACACTGGGTGCCCCCGTTGCCGTGTCGAGCAACGGCGAGCTGAACGCCTACTTTCAGTCGCTCGTCCTCCCGAGCGCGACTAACACCGAAACGATCATGGCGTCGGTCATCCTCGCCGACGACTACACCTACGACCCAGCTATACCGATCCGGTGGTATCTGCCGACGGGCGGGTCGGACGCTCCCATCATTTCGATCGATTTCAACGGTCATATACTCGCGACGAGCGGCGCGAAAAAGAACGTCACGCTGTTCTACGGCTCGACGGACGGGGCCGGCACGCCCACTCCCTGCGTCGAGGCGTCCGGCGACGAGTACTACCTCGGATCGAGCGATGTCTGCGGCGGTGTGCAGCACGATGCGATCGTGATCGTTCGGAACGGACACCTGAGCAGCGACTACGCGGGGTGCGACGGCGCTCCGACCGCACTCTGTGAGCGCTACGCGCTGGCGACCGAGGGAGACGATCAGCTCGTGGCCGACGCGGGAATCGCCGCCGTGTCGGGTGACGGACTACCGTACGCCACCCGGCTCTATCTGATTGACACGAAGCTCGGCGGCCACGCAGGCCGGAGCGACCTCGCGAGCGCGAATCCCCAGCTTGATCTCCGCGGTGATGCGTCGCTATCCGTCGGCGCAGCAACACAGACATACGTCTCGGGCGCGTCGTACTGGGAGGGCGATCGAGGATTTCATCAGCGTCCCTGGGCGGACGTGATCGACCCGACGACGCAGGGGGCAGCGACGACCACCATCGGCGGTGCGTTCAGGTGGCGGTTGACGAGCATCAATGGTCCTGCGAACCCTGGCGGATTCTTCGATTTCAACGCGCCGATGGCCGGAAATTCGATCGCGCTGTCAGGTGAAATCGACGGGCCGATCGGGTTCCTCAACGGCGGTAATGTTGATTTCAGAATTCGCGGCGACAAGACCGGGGCAAACTGCGAGGACACGACGTTAGGCGCGGACTCGTATATGCTCGACGGTGGCTCGTCGACGGAAGAGCTGAACGGCCGCATCGAAATATCCGGTGACTACTGCTTCCGAGGCATCGCGAGGCTTGGGACGGTCGGGATGCTCGATCTCGATCTCGTGCTCTCTGGATCCAAGCCCGGGACGTTCGTCGACGACTCGGATCTCTCGATCGCACGATACCCGGCGATTACGACGACCTCGGGCGGAGATATCCAGACGCTGCGGATTCGCGCGCATCTGGAGGACCCGATCGACACCGCTGATTTCACCTACGACGATCTCCTCGATGCGGACATTCTGTCCGGCGCTGCTATGCGCGGCGCTTCGTCGAGCGTGACGATCGACATTGGCGATCAAGGATTCTGCGCAAAAGTCGGAACATCCAACTCTGGCGCTTGCGATTATCAGTCGTCGCTCGGTCCGATTCGCCAGCTCGCGGGCGACCCGGCAACGCGATCGATCGCGACGACCGGGACGATCAAGGGTGGAACGGTCTATGCGCCGTACAGCTTTGGCGACGTTGTTCCGCAGATCGATTGTCTCGGTGAAGTCCACCCGATGATCGGTGGACCATTTGAACTAACATTGGAAGCCGTGTCTGCGCCCGCGAAGGAAGAATGCACCTTCTACGCGCTCGACGACGCTGTCTATACGATCACTCCGAACGCGGCGGATCGGATTCAAATAAACGGAGTGGATCTGGCCGACGGCGTCTCGATCGTCTCGAACGGAGCCCGTGGCGACCGGGTTCGGATCGCATCGAATAACGTCAACGGTTGGATCGTCCTCTCGGAGCGCGGATGGAGCCCGCTACCTCTCGTCCCCGCCGACATCGGATCGAGCGTGCAGGCGTGGGACGCGGACCTCGACGACTTGGCCGACGGAACTCTCAGCGGCGCGAAAATCGGAACCGGCATCAGCGGATCGAACATCACGGCCGGAACCGTTGCCGATGCTCGGATTGATTCCGCATTGCTGCGCACCTCCGAGATCGACACGAGCGCGAAGCTGCGCGCGATCATCAGCGACGAATCCGGGACGGGCTCGGCACTCTTCGCGGGCGGGGACATCGGGGCGGCAACCGGGACGTCTCTCGTCACGTCGAGTTTCGTTGCTGGGTACGTCCGCCTAGCAAATTCTCAGTCGGCAGGTGATACGCTGACGGAGTCGCAGTGTTTGGGCGATATGATCGCGCTCACAGGGGGTCCCTACACGACCGTCCTACCGCTCGTCGCGGCCCCGTTCGGCGAGAGTTGCTGCTTCCGGAACCTGGACGGCGCCGCTTACTCGATCGACCCGGACGCGGCGGATCGAATCCAGCTCGACGGCAACGACCTGGCCGACGGGGTAACGATCTCCAGTTCAACGGCGGGTGATCAAGTCTGCCTTCTTCAGCTCGGCGCGGCGGGCGGCAATTGGTACTCGACTAGCAACGTCGGGTGGGTGTCGCCGTGAGCACTCCGCGATCCGTCGCCCTGGCGAGCGTTGCGCTCGTCCTCACCGGATGGCCGAGCCCGAGCATGATGGGCGGCGGCGGGACGCAACGAACGGACCCTCCCGGGTCGCCGATCACCGCGTCGGTCGAGGCGTCGCGCACGAGTGGCGTTGCTCCTCTCTACGTATTCTTCGACGCGACGGTGTCGGCTCACACTGATTCGGACGTGGATCCATTCCGCGATCTCGAGTGTCACTGGGATTTCGGCGAGACGACTGGCCAGACGTGGGCAGTGAGCGGAGACACGAAAGACGCCGACAGAGGATGCATATCGGCTCACGTCTTCGAGTCGGGTGGTGGCGCGGCGAAAACGATTACGTTGACAGTGTCGGATGAGGCTGGGAACGTGGATACGGACACAGTCGACGTGACCGTCACTGACCCCGACACCGTCTTCGCGGCGTCGACATACTGCATAGCGACCGATGCGACGCCAACCGGCGGCGCTGACGGATGCCCAACGGGATCGACGGGGCTCCAGACGAGCGATTACGAAACGGCGATGACAACATGTGGCGCTGCCGGTGCGAGCGGCGCGGCGCGTTGTCTGTTCCGTCGCGGTCAGACGTGGACCAAGGATGGATCGACGCTGACCCTGCTGACTGGACCCATTCGAGTCGGTGCCTATGGGGCAACGGGGGGGCATCCGATCGTTGATGGGTCTTCCGCCGGCGCAATCGCATTCCACGATATTGGAGGCTCTGGGGCGGCCTCTGACGACGTCGCATTTTCAGAAATCGACTTCATCGGAAACGATTCCACGGCGGCGACACTCCTGCTGTTCCGTGCGAATTCGACCCATGCGGATGGGATCTCGAATTTTCTTGCGCTGGATATGTTAGTCGACAAGATCGCCATGATTCTGTTGTCGAACAGGTCTGGGAATTTGAAGGTGCCCGATCTGTTCGCATTCGTCGACGTCACTGTGACGGACGCGGGACGGCGATCTTTCGGCTTGCTCGATCACACGCGGTCAGCATGGATGGGTGTCACTTGCGACGCGTTGGCGGGTGTGCCGGTAAGCGGGTGCATCCGGTGGAACTACGGATCTAAAATCATTCTTTCGCATTCCGAATCGGTCGGAGATTTCGGAAACGACGTATGGCGACAAGCGGGCGGTCGGCCAAACCCCTATGCGGCCGGTTCCCAGGTCGTCGATCCCGACTACCAGCCATTCTGGCTCATCCGAAGAAACACCATGGGTGGCGGGGCAGGAGATGACACGTTAGGCGGCTTCGGCCCAGGATCCGCACAGACGATCATTACGGACATGGTCGTCGAAGACAATTTCGTTCCGCTCGTTGGTACGACCGCATTCCAACTTTGCGCCGATCGCGCGCGCGTGAGCGGAAACATCA